ATTACCAGCAATCGTACCTAGTTATCCTGCAGCAGTTGTAAAACTTGGTGCAGTTGAAGCTGTTATAATATTGTTTGTTGATCTTCCAGCATTACCATCTGGGTTTTCTATTCTTACATAATAATTACCTAATGCTAAAGTTACATTAACTGAAAGTGTAGTAGCATTTGTAAATGAAACTGTATTAGAATTTGTGATAGCACCTGTTGAACCATTAACAAATTCAACAGTAGGTATTGAAACAAAGTTTGTTCCTGTAATACTTATTGTTGTAGCAGTTGCAGGAGCAATAGTTTGAGATACATTGGCTACTGTTGGTTTATCTTCTACTGCTGCTGCAAAAGATAAAACACCATTTGCATCTGTTTGTAAAAAATATCCATTAGTAATAGAGCTTGGCAAAGTTAAAGTATAAGATTGTCCAGCAGAGTGAGGTGGTGCTTTTATTTTTACACCATGAGAATTTTGTGAACAGTTTAATTGTATTTGACCATCATTAGATCCACCATCACCACTTACAGTTAAACCATTGTAATTAGTTGTAACAGTTGCACCTGTTAATGTTTTACCTGCCATTGTTGTAGGTAATCTTGCATCATTTAAAGTTCCTGATGTAATATTTGACGCATCAATACTTGCTACATTAAATGTTCCATAAGCAACTATATCAATCAAATCAGTTTGTGTTGCACCAGTTGCTAATACTACTGATGTACCTGAAGTTACAGTTACATCTGTACCATTAACTAATTTAACACCATTTAAATATACATCTATAAATCCTGCATCATAAGCAAGTGTATTGCCATTATCATCTGATCCTGTAAATGTAGTTTGATTTGCAGAAGCTGTGTATTTAAATCTTGCAGATGTTCCATTAACTGTAGAACCTGCTGCTGCCCAACCAGATGATTTATAAACTTTTAATTCATTTGCTGTAGTGTCAAAATATAAATCACCCACATCCAAAGAACTACTTGGTGCTGAACTTGCTACTCTATATCTTTCACCAAAACTATTAACACCAGTAATATTTGCTGCTGTTGTATTAACATTTGATATTGAACCAGCTACAGTATTAACATTAGAAATAGAACCACCTACATTAGTAACATTAGTGTTGTTAGATGCTACTGTATTAATATTAGTTAAGTTACCAGCAACTGTATTTACATTTGCTATTGATCCACCAACATTTGTTACATTAGTATTATTTGATGCAACTGTATTTATGTTTGTAGAGTTTCCAGCTACAGCAGTAATGTTAGAATCATTATTTGCAACTGTTGTAATATTAGAGCTGATTGCAGCTACTGTTGAAACTTCTGTAGCTTTAGGAGTTAATCTATGAAAAGTGTAAGTATTTAATGTTGTAGTTGTTTCTACAAGTACACCAAATCCTGCTGTTAAAACTGTAGAACCACATCCAGTTATTGTTACTGTAGAACCACCTACAGTTCCACTTGATATACTAACAGTTCCTCCAGAAGGTGTTCTTGTAGATGAAATTTCTTTTATAGAAACGATTGTACCTGCACCATCATTTACATCTGGGTTTGTATTTGGAAAACTTGTTTCATTTGCTATTGGAAAAAAACCACCTACATCATCTACAAGATCAATTACTCTTGCATCTATAGCTGCTGTTGTTGCAATAAAATTATCTGAAGCTGACCAAGACTGACCAGAGTTAATTAATTCAGATGTATCTTTATTTAAAAATCTAGTGTCAGAAGCTGATGTTGTATAAAAAGTATTGTCATCTGGAGTATGAGCTGCTTGTTCTGATGCCACAACTATTGCTGCATCTGCAATTTTATCTATTGTTACAGCATCATTATTAATTTTAGCTGTTGTTACATTGTTGTCTGCTATTTTAGCTGTAGTTATATTTGCATCTGCAATATGTGCAGTATCAATACTGCCATCTACATAATGTTCTGAATCTATACTATCATCTGCAATCTTACTTCCATTAACTGCATCTGCATTTATTTTTGCAGTTGTAATTCCATTGTCAGCTATTTTAGCTGTTGTAACATTTGCATCTGTTATTTTTGCAGTAGTAATTGCGTTGTCTGCTATTTTAGTTGTAGTAACTGCATTAGCATTTATCTTTGCTTCTGTAACTGCATTGGCATTTACTTGTGATGCTTGAACTGCATTGTCAGCAATCTTTGCATTAGTAACTGCATCATCTGCAAGTTTAACTGTAGTAACAGAACCATCTGCTAATGTAATAGTTGTAACAATTCCAGTTGGTATTGAATTATTTGTTTTTGATAAAATACCTATATAAACATTTGATATAGCTTCATTGGATAATGAACCACTATCCCAAGTTACATTGATTGTTGTGTTTGTTGAAAATGACGAACTAGCAATCGTTCCATAAATTGTACCTGGAGTTGTTGCAGTTAATTTAATTCTTCTACCTGCATGATAAATTGCACTTACATCTACACCATTAATTGTAAAAGAAGTTGCTGATGCGTAAGCTGCTGTGTAAGCACCATCACCATCACCATATTCTACCCATTGTGCATCATTGAACCACTCTCTAGTATTCTTCATCAATGCTCTGATTGCATTGTTTAGATTAGAAGGTAGCATTCCTTCTGCAACAGAAATACCATTTAATGATGTGTTACTAGCTTGTGTTGTTGAATAATCTTTTATACCTGCCACTTTATTCTCCTATGAACCAAGCAAATGCTTTATTGTTTTCTTGATTCTTTTCGTTAATCAATGCGTTGATAGCTTCTTCAATTTGTCTTTGAAAGAACTCTTGAGTTTCAAAACTGTATCTAACATTATCTATATCACTTTTATCTGTCATCTCAAGCCTGATCTTGATGCAACAATATCTATTCCTTGTGCATCTTTCCAAGCTCCTCCACTTGGTATTTTTACATTAAATTTTACATATCTTCCAGATTGTCTTACTGGATTAATACCTGTTGTATTCATACTTGAAACAGATGATTCTGTACTACTATCTGCTAGTTTATCTCTAGTTTTTATAGTTACAGTAGCTTCAGCATCTACAATAGGTCTTACACCTATTATATTTGATCTTGTTCCTGGAAACAACTCAATTTCTGAAGTTTCTATTTCTCCTACATTTGCAGTACCAGAAAAAATAGCTGCTTTAAAATTATTATCTATTGCTCCCAATAGTAATTGTCCTCCAGACCAAAAGTCAGTATCTAAAGCAATATTAATTTGATCCAAGTTTTGAGATATAATATCCATTAACTCTACTGTATATGCACCAACAAACTGTGAAAATATTGTACTAGCATTAGCTTCAGCAGTTGACCATTTTTGTGTAGCATAATTATAAATTAATATTTTATCACAAATACCTGTAGTGTTAGATGTATTAGAAGCTGAAGGATATAACCACATAGCAAGTTGATTAAATGGATCAACAGCAGCACATATTCTATCAGCAAATGCTTTGTTTAAATCTACATCAAAAAATCTATTTACTTTTTCTGCTCCTATTGAAATTACTTGATCGCCATTGATTTCAAAAAAACCATCATCTGCATAAAAGAATACTCTACGATTATCTTGACAAACTGTTCTACCATATACTGCACCTCTGTTAGGTGATATTACTGATAATCTAAATACTGTTGCACCACCCACATAGTCCATACGAACTATTTGATTTTGTCTAAACACATAACCAATCTCTCCTGATGTTATATGTGTAATCTGTCCACCTGAACCTGGTAGGTCTTGCAAGTCTGATTGTTTAGTTCCAGGCGACCATGTTGCAATATCGTTTATACCAGACCATTGTATTCTATTAGATGCGTTGCTATGATTTCCTGTAACTAAAAAATCTCTAATAACTCCTGACACTCTAAAGTTTGGTAAAGTTCCACTTGTTACAATAGTTGATAAATTAGCAAAATTAGTTGATGTACCCATTAAAAAATATTGTGGAGCATCTACACCATTTGTTGCAATTACATAATTACCAAATTGTGTAAAAGTCCAGAAGTCATCATTAGAACCTGTAAGACTTCCTTTTCTTGAAGTAAAAGTACCACCAGCTAATTGATATATATTTGTATTTGTTGCAACAAAATTAAAAACTGTATTTGCATTATCTCTAAAAGAACCTGCACCTCTACTATTAGAACTAATATTATTAGATGAATAACTTACTAATGATGGAAATCTTTTATAAGATTGTCTTGCAAAATAAACATTGTTAGCAACATTAGCACCAGGATTATTATGCTCTGGTTGGTCAGGAAGCCATTCGCCAAAAGGTACTTGCATTATTCTCCTATTGGTTATTATTTGTTATTGCAACATAATTATCATTAAAAGAACTTGCTACAGTTACATCTGATCTTTGTTGTAATGGTGCATTACCATATTGATCTTCTCTGTCATTTCTTTCAAGTCTTTCAAGTGCTGTTACATATTGTTGTTGCCATTGTTGTACTTGTCTTGGTTCAATACCACCTAAAAAATTAGCAGCATGATATAAAGCACCATATAAATAAATTGAAGGATGATTTGTTAAAATATAATTTGATGTATTAGTTGATGATAAAGGATCAAACTCTTTATAGTAATTAATTGTTGCTGTGTATGTAGATGCTGGTGTTGGAGCA